TTAAGTTTTTATCTTAAGTAAGGTATAGTCCCTTATCAGTAGCAGCTGCTCCACCGACTTGAGCTTCGAACACTGTTTCGATTGTCTCTGCGTCATCAAGACCGATGCTTAAGCTCTGAGAAGCTACAGAAGCGCCCTTGAGTGAGAAACCAATAGAACCAGTACCACTAGCACAAGATACTGAAACGTTACCAACAAATGGTTGTCTGGTACCGTCAGCGATTGTAGAGAGGTCAATAGAGCCGTATTCCTGAGTATTTGCCGACACTGTCAAGGTCGCGGTGATTGGAAACTGTACATACTTAAGAGGAGTTGCAGAACCCAAACACTCAACGTTTTCTCTAGCTAGAGGAAGGTCTACTGAAACACTCTGAGCACAGAATGTAGTAGGGCTCATGAACATATCTCCACCAAACGCTCCAATCGAAATTACTACGTCTTGAGGCTTAAGAGCGTACACGCCGTCTACATTTACTGGAATTGCTGCAGTTGCTGCTCCTCCACTAGTTACTGAAGACCCAACAAGTTCACACTCAGCACTTGGAAGCTCTCCAACTGCAAATGTGGCTGAATAGTTGGATACAGCACAGTTATTAAATGTCAAGCCACCTAAGCCACCTCCACCTCCATCTGCGCCTTCAGCGCCAGAGGATACAATAACTGTTTTCTCTGAAGCTACTGGATCTGTAATAAATGCTGAAGCCATGTGAGTTCCATCCAGACCGCATGCACCTTCGTTTGCTCCGTCCCAGAGAAGCCAGCCTATAGAAACCGTACAAGGGATGTCGGAACTATAGTTAACTCCAAGTCTCGCTAAACTTCCGAAAATTCTAACGTCTGTTCCTGCTGCTGCGATATCAGCGTCGCAAGAAACTGAAATAACATTCGTTAAATTGGTTCCGCCTACCGAAACTCCTTTTTGTTGTGAAATAACTCTTGTTGCCATAATAAAAATTTAATTTGTTATCTTTTATTACACAGAATTATGATCTAGGGAATCTATAGGTAGATAAATCAAAATCTATTAGTGATACAGAGAGGTCTCTATTTAACAACTCCCTCATTCTCTCAGAAAAAACCTTGGACACAGAAACGTCACTCACATGAGTTTCATAATTATCTGAAAACTCTTCTTTTAAGTTATCATAGCTATAAGGAAAGTCTTTTACTGAATAAGAGAATCCATAAGGAAAGTCTTCGTATGGTATCCTTGTTATTATTTCTCTAACTGAGTCTCTGCATTTAGAAGACACAGCATCTATAACGAAATTATCCCTAGATATTACCATAACCCTAATTCGGCTTTTTGTCTCCTCCCTTCCTCCAAAACAAGCCTCCTCATTAGAAGAGGAAACCAAAGAGATAAAACAAGCAGGTAGAAAAAATGTCTTTTCGTCTAATTTTTCTGACTGATTAAAAAAGTAGGGTGTTGTTTGACCTACTTCAAGAAAGTCTGACTGCAAAATAACATTGAGATCACTATCATTAGATATATAAGTGTTTACTTCTTTTACTGTAGAGTTTGCTGTTATTTCTAAATTTTCTCCAGAAGCTAGTGGCAAAACAACCCTACCTTCACTGTAGTCTATGAAAACACTGCCGTTATTGGTATTATCTCCAGTAACAAAATCTCCATTTATAAAAACACCAGAGTTGGGACTATCTACGGAGTGATCTGCTACGAGCTGCCTAAATTGACCCTGATAACCGACGAAGTCAGAAGGTAAATCCGAGTATTCTACATACTTAAATGTGTTTTCTAAATCGGTAACGTATGCTTTAATATCGTCTCTTATCAATCGGTTTTCAAACCAAAGATAAAAACTTGATAGTAAATCTTGATCAAATTGGGCTTTCATTTTTTTATAGTTTTGCTATTTTCCTTTTAAAGTCTTGCACCATCTTTGAGATGTAAGGTGTAGTCTTAAAACTGGAAGAAGAATCTTTTTCTGTTTGTACTCCCTTGCCAGATCTAGAACCTGTTACACCTCCTTTGCTGTCATAGAAGTAATTACCTAAGTTACTTATACCTTTTTCTATACCTTGCACCCAGCTAGATCCACTAGCCCAAGGGTAAGGTGTGGAATCAAAAACATCGTCTAATGATGGTAAAATAACAGAAATTCTAACTGAACCATTTGTTTTGACAGATCCTGATGTGGTCTTTATTCTTCTCTTGAATATTGATCTTATAGGCTGAGTCGGTCTGCTACCATTTTCAAATCCTATAAATGAGAAAAGGTTTCCGTAGCCTCCTGTTAGCCCGCTAATGTTAGGCGCGGTTGCCCCAGCGTCTATTTCTCTAGTAACTGGATGAGTTTCAAATTCACTTACCAACTCTTTTCGCTCGTCCTCTATCTTACGGTCTACGAAAGTTTTCATTTTTCTCGAGAGCGTAGAATTGCCTGACCGAACAACCTCTTTGAACAGGAATGATTTATTCACCCTAATGGTTACTCCTCTAGCCATTAGTTCTCTCTCTTTAAGTTAATCTGATAGTATTGAGAATCGAAAGGACCTATGTGTTTTGCTTCGCCCTCAACTGTATACAAACTATCATCAACTTCTACCCTCGATGCTATCTTAAGTTTTTCGTAACCCTCTTTTTTAACCTTGAGTCGGATTCTTCCTTCTGATGCGGTTAGATTCATTTGACTTTGCGCGTCTAGAACCTTTTCGTCTTGAAAGTTCTCGTATTTAACTACAGCCTGTATTGTGATCTTTTCTAATGTGTTCCTACTTGTAGTGTGTCTAGTAGTTTCTTTTTTGGAACCATAAAGAGGGTTGAAGTCTGGTGTTATTTCATTTGGAGACTCAGTGGCTTTTCTTATGTAAACATAAATATCCCTAAAAAATGTATCCCTAACATTATCCAATTCAAGTTGAATAAGCTTCTTCTCAGCATCTGTCAAAATGGAGGCCATTAATCTGTAGTGTTGTTTTCGTCTCTTCCGTAAACCTGAAGGGGAGAAGATCTATACATATTATACTTAGCAACCAACTGATCAAGTCTAGAAACAGAGTCCGATTTAAAAACATTTAGAGTTCTTGCTACTGAGTTTTTGTTCTGTCTTTGTATGGTGGTGTCGCCCTCTTTTAGCAAAACCCAATCCAATCCTCCGCTAGATGTGTCCGTAATGCCCCGTAGAACGTCTCTGGACTTCTTCTCGTAGTAATTGATGATATATAGCTCAGTGAAGATGGCCTCCTCCTCACGGCAAAGAGGAGGCAAAAAATTGCCAGCCTCGTCTATCTCAAACTCCTCGTTTATAAGAATATTTAAATCACCTAAATGACTTTCTAACCACCCCGAAACATAAGACAAGGGAAAACGGCAAGTATCTTCAGGGAATTCTACTTCAATTATCTTTGTGGCGAGTTCTCCGAGGTCGTTCATTGTTTAAATATCGTTAAACAACCTTACAGTTTTTTTGTAGTTTGGGGAAGTTTCGTCTATAATAGGAGAAGCTTGGCTAGGTACATTTACATTGTGTCTTCTTGCATACATCTCGAAAGAGTCAACTAATTGCTTTTTAAGTTGAGAAGCATTCTGTTGAGGAGGTACTCCGACCTCCATAGCAAGTGCCGTCATTTCAGAAACGGACATGGATTCTACGTTTTCCTTAAAAATTTCCTTGTTTAAGGTTTTGTAAGGATTCATACTATGAATACCCAGTAACTCTTCTAATTCTCTAGCTTGAGCTATTTGAGATTCTTTGTCGTCTCTATACTTGCCGTCAGTTACATCAAATTCTTCCAATGATTTGCCTTGTTTTCTGGGGTCATTAGCGTCTGCGTAAATAAGGCTAGCATCTCTTTGGTCTATTCCCAACAGTTCGCCCAATTCTTCAATAGCTTCTTCTTTTGCTGAAACTTCTTTGTTTTTATTCTTCTTGCTCATGATATATAATATATATTACACTTAAAAAAATCAAAAAAAAGAACCGCTCCCAAAAAAGGAAGCGGCTCTTGTATTTATAAGGTTTGAATTAGACAACGATTCCTGTAAGAGCGCGGTCATCAATACAGATGCGACCCTCTTCAAGAGTACCGTAGTAACCAATCTTGTTCTGACGTACGCTGAACTGATCGTCAACTTGGATGTTGAGAGCATCAGTAGCACCTTCACCGAGAACGACTGGGCGGATGAGAGACTCCTTAGAGCGGTCAACACCGATTAGTAGTTCGTCAGTTGCACTGAACCCAGAGTCTGGGCTTTCGCCTTGACCACCAGAAGTGACAGTTGCTGAATCAGCACCATCAATAGCAAGAGCAATCTTGTTAAAGCGTTGTCCGATACCCATCTCAAGAACCTCAATGATGTTAATACCATAGAAGCTTGGAAGTCCACCGCTGTTGTAAACTGACATGCGAAGCTCATCAGGAGCTGCGATATCGTTACCAGTAGCACCAGTAGCAACGGTGTTAATTGGGTTATAAGACATTGAACGAAGTTTCTCGATCATTTCTGGGGATACCAAAAGATCGGTAACACCAGTAACAGAACCGCCAACAGGAGTTCCGCCGTTGAAAGAACTATTAATTCTCTTAGACTTGGTGATCAGACGGTTAAGGTCGTCAAGGATCAAGCGGTCTTGGTTGAAGGAAGAGATGATACGCTTGTTAGTTGTTCCGTTGCCCTTAATGAGGGCAGATGCGAGAACATTGAAAGCGGTACGCTCTTGCTTAAGCATAACTTCTTGAGCCATTCTGGTGAAGGTCTTGCTGACAACATCAACGCGAGCTTTACGAGCATAACTACGGTCGAAAGCAAGTGCGCTATCGAGGCTGTAGGTATTGAACTTAAGTTCGTTGTGTGCAGGAAAAACCTGATTGTAAGGAAGTCCTCCAGCTACTTGTTGAGAGTAAACCTGAATGTAGTCTTCGTCTGTAATATCGTGGAAGAGATCCAAAGGAAGTGAAGGATTGTCGTCCCACTCATAAGTAAGAGTGCTGAACAAGTTTCCTACAGTTACAGCGTTGTTGATAACCTCATTGACCACAGGTCCGATGAGAGATGCGACAGCTGCTTGTGCTTCATAAGCCTCTTCACGATTATTTGAAGCCATAGCGCGAACTAGGTTCAATTGATCTTCTGTTCTTTTTATTGTAATCTTCATATTCGTGAGTAATTTTAGAGTTCGATTTTAACGTATGCGTAGTCGCCCTCGAAAGGATCAACTGAGCCTTCGCCCTGAGTTTCTCTGCTGCCTGTGGCAAGAATCATTCCAACGGAAGTTTCACCTGCGCCAGCCGCTCCAAGTAGTCCACCATCACGTACTGCAAGAGTGGTCATAGGAGCAGGAATAGCGCCACCTTCAAAAGAACCTTCAACGAAGGTAAAGAAACCTTTAGTTGCTACAGGTACTGCTTCTCCAGACGTAACGCACTGGAGTTCAGCTTTCTTTTCTGGGTAAAAGCGAAGCTTTTCTCCATTCTCATCTTCTTCACGAACATCGCGTAAAAGAATCCCGAGGGCAGCATCACCAGAGTCAGCGAGTTGAACCTTGTGAGGAACACTTGCGAACATTGAAGTTGCATTGCCGATGGTGTTAAGGAATCCTCCCTCACCATATTGCACAGCATCAGCGTTAAGATCAGCAGATGTGATTTTAACGAGAAGACCAGCACCTACTTCGCCACCGTCGTATGAAAACATGTTGACAACGTCGTTGTCGTCATACTGACGGAAAGGCAATAGTTTTGTTATATCATTAGCCATAATTATTATAATTTAGTTTTTTTTTACTTAGTAATTTCTACTGTAAAGCTTTTCTTGAGCTTATCTAGCAAGCTTGGCTCGCTAGAAGCTTCTGCATTATTATTTGGAATAGATGCAGTTTCAATATCTTTTACTTCGATTTCTTCTTCAACCTCTTCGATTGATGATTCCGAAACTTCCGTAACTTTTTCAGTAGATGCTTTAATTCTCTCTGCGACAAGCTCTTCGATCTTGTCTGCAGCTTCTTTTTCCTTGGAAGCAATTGCCTCTTTGTTTTTGTGGGAGAAGATTACTGCGAGCTTTTCCTTGAGTGCCTCGAAAGACTCCTCTTCTTGGTTTAGCTGTTGCATCTCTGCCATGACATACTCTAGCTCTTCAGTAGAGAGTTCATAAGTTTCGTCAATGAAATTCATTCTGGCGTTGAAAAGTTCCAATGCTGCTTTAGACTCAACTTCAGTTTTAATTTCGTTGAGTTCTTCTTTCGTCGCCTCAAGAGACGACTTAAGTTCAGCAAGGTCCAATTCGGCCTTTTCCTTAGCTTCGGTTTCAGCCTCAACTTTGGATTTCCAGTTTTCGCTGTGTGCAGTTAATGCATCACGCATAATCTCGCCAACAGATTTGGCGTGATCTTCCTTCTTGACGATGGTAGCGACGCTTTCTGCGACTTCAGCCATCATTTTTTCGAATTCTTCTTTAGTCATATGATTTAAAATATTGAATTTTTCTCTGTTTACATTGTTTTCAGCGTTTAGGGAAATTTTTTCTTGTAGTTGCTTGCTTTCAGCCTCCGTGCTTAACTCTTCTTGACCTTGTTTGTCTGCCACATAAACACCCTTAACTCTAGCTGCTGGATTCATTGTTATCCCAGCACCAAGAGGGTAAGTTTGCCCTACAATCAGCCTATTCACTGGCATTCCATCTTCATCTTCTCCACTTCCTCCAAAAGCTCTAGCATGCTGTCGGTGTGTCATAGAGTCCACTTCATCTAGGATTTTAGACTCTGATAATTTTTTTGAGCCTTTTGTTATTTTATAATCAGAAAAAGCCAGCTCCCAGCTAGTTGATATGCTTTGATATTCTTCTGTATCCTTTTCTGAAGCCTTTTCAATTGACTCTGCAAGCTCTGGAAATATGCTCCTGTAAATAACCCCAGCTGCGTTTATGTAAAAAGGTTCAGTTCTGTCTGCGTAAGATTCTATATCATTATCGGCAAAATCAAACTCCTTGTCAGAGAAAGAGGCATTAATCATGTGCCCTACGATTTTTTGTTTTTGGTGTTCTATGTTTATAGGTTTGTTTACAAATCTTTTTACTGCAGCTATAGCTGTCTCAGTATCGATGCCATCTCCGTTTTTATTAAATTCATTAACAACCGCCAAATTAAAAACTACTGGCACAACGTCAATATTTTCTTCAGGGTCAAAACTTTCTGGCATAAGACCCTTAGCAGCCTCATCCACATTAGCTTGGGATATACCAAAACTAAAAAAATCTTCCTTCTCTAAAACTTTAAATTTACCAGCAAACTGACAAATTTCCAAATCCGATTTATTCATATAATTCTGTTACACTAAATTTTAGTAGAATGATATAAAATAGCTGCGCTTAAGTCATCTAGTTGATGTTTAGCTCCAAATTCTAGAACTTCTGGGCTAATATCTAGATCTGCAATTTTATCAAAGTCAGCTAGGATGCTACTTAAAGCCTCATCCCACTCGTCTTCTTTTTTAGATACAACAATAGATTCACATGCTTTTGCTACAAGGTCTTTTTTGTCTTCCGACAATTCCTTCATTCCGAATTTTTTAGAAAAACTCTCGGCCGCATTTTTTTCGAATTCGGTAACCCTTTTAGTTATTTCCACTATGTTCGCTTTAGAATAGTGTGTTGAATTTGAAACCCCAACTGGACGACCCCCGCTTGGAGAGGGGTTTTTGACTGCATTGTCTCTTCCTTCTTCTGAGGTGTTAGATTCCCCGCCTTCTTCCATTTCTTCTTGTTGGTAAAGATTAATTGAGTTTACCAAAGGCATGTAATGACCATCTTCTCTTTGTTTTTTAAATGATTTTTGAGATTTGTCAAGGTTTTCTGACTCTGGGAAACATCCACTATGAATTAAGTCCATTCCTTGATCAGGGGTTAGTATACCAAGCTCCATCATTCGTATGGCAATCTTGTTTGTTTCTCCTGACTCGTTCTTGCCGACTTCAATCATTTTTGCTTGAGGCCAAACCCTCATTCCTAAAGATTTGCAAAGTTTTCTTATTTCTGGCTGGATAAAGTCCTTGATGAATAGTTCTCTAGAAAATTTAAGTCTCTCAAGGAATATTCTCATTTTTGTTTCTCCTTGTGAGTATTTAGAATCTCCAATAAGAATGTTTTGAAGTCCATCTTTAATATCTTGATCTAATACCTGATATTTTTCTGCACCCATAACCTTCTTAAGGTCTGGTATTACAAATTCAGCTTTGGTTGTATAGTCGGAAACAAGAACCCTTCCAACGCTTTGATTTTTGAAAATGTTTTGCATAGCAGAGAGAGCTTTGTGATTAACTCCACCCTTATCTGGCTCCGCGCCCATAGTTACAAGCAATACAACGTTTTCTATAGAACGAGCAATAGCTTGATCTATTTTTTTTAGTTCCATTTTTTTATTTAGATCATCAAGAACTGCGAATCCACTAGGTATAGCCATTGGCTCATAATCTTGTTTTCCAGCAAAAATTACATGTAGCTTCTCTGGTTCAAGTGGTATAATTGGGGTAGTAGAGCTTGATACTGCAGGGTTATTCTTAATGGTCAGCTTAACCTCTTCTGGCATAGAGTCAAATAACTCCCTTTCGTGCTCCGATGTTGGATTCTTAAGCCTTGATATTTCGAATGGAGTTAATACCTTATAGTATTGATACTCTGAAAATGTAACAGAACCCTTGGCAACAATGTCAGAAGGGTTAACCATTATATATTTTATAGGAATTTTAGCGTTCTTTTTCGAAGATCCGTAAATTTCCATCATTTTAGTAACACTAGAGAAATCCAAGGTTCCGTCTAGCCTGAGCATAAATACATTGCCTGATCTATAGAACTCTCTGAAAAATTGATCTTGAAGGTCGTGAATTTTTATTCTTTTAAACCAAGCTTCAATGAATTTCCTTGATTTCTTTGAGCCTCCTTCTAGGTATATGTCTGTGTTGGCATATTGAGACATTAAGTCTATAGTAGACCTGAAAGCTGGTATGTTAAAGTAAGCTTTTTGGCAAAGTGAAATTGCATCAGCTGCACCTACGTTGCTATCAGAATATTCAAAAGGCAACAATCCAGCATCTATGTTTGCATATTTGTTAGCTATTTTGCCAGTAGCAGCTCTGTTTGTTCTAGAGGTAGATCTGTTTTCTGAGCTAGAACCTCTTCTTGAAGAAGCGGCTTCACTTTCGTAAAAAGATTCGCCTACCATTTCAGGCTCGAAATCTAGAGAGTGAGCTACAGGTAGGGCAGCCTCGCTTTGATTTTTGTCAAATTTATCCCAGTACTCTGACTTCTTTGTATATTTTCTTTTCGCCATAACTCATTATACACAAAAAAAAACTAAATATCAAAGTTAACTTTAACTTTGCAAAGTTGACTATTAAATAGTGAAGGGAATAAACGTACCTTGTGGTTTTTTGTTTATTTTAGCGTGTCTAGAATCAAAATAAACCTTACCAAACCAGTTTCCGAGCAATAATGCAGAATAAGAGTCTTTTCGAGCTCTATTAGGACCTGTCTGCCTTCTTAAATTTTGTGGCAGGTTAAATTGTTGTGATCCTTGGGGGTTTGATACTACTTCAATGTTGGCACATTCTGATTTAGTCAATTCTATTATACTTTTTTGGTGATCTATAAAGTCAATCATTTTAGCTCCTTTTGAAGATGCATTTATTTTCATATCCCATTTGAGAGACTCAATCGGTAAGTTCTTTTTTCTTTGATCATCGAAATGTGAATCAATAGCTCTAGACCCAAACAGTATTCTTTTGTGATCAATAGATGCCTGTAGTAGTTCATTTGCATTACGTATCCAGTTGACCGTAGGCTTTCTTAAAATACAGTATTTTCTTGTTTTAACATTATACTGGTTTTTAAATTCAAGTATGTCTGCATGATATTGTTCAGACTTCTCTATATCTACCTCTATAACGCCTATATCTACATTTTGATCTTTAAACATCTGGCTTTCATTACAAGCATTGATGAATTGAACTCCTCCATTATAGTCTCCACATATGCCAATGATGTTAAAGTGAGTAACCAAGTATAGGAAGTACCTCATGTGTTCTTTTAGAGAAACCCCTGCCACTGCATAACTATGAACTAAGCAAAGTTTTTGATCTTCTTGTAAAACTTTAAATACATGCATAGCAAAGTGGTCTGCGCTTGTATTTCCCGCCCAGTTAGGGTCAAATGCCATTATGTATTCGTCACTTGGATTACCTACTACCTCAACAGCAGGAAACTCTCCATCAGCAACAGTACAAGCAGCCATTTTTGATAATCTAAAGTATCCATCACTCTCATCTACAAACTGAGCACCAAATTCCCTCTTGAACTGCATTTCACTCATTGTAGCCTTCGCCTGTTTAAGCAAGTTTTGATCGTAAAGTCTAGTAGGAGCACAATCATAGCTTAATTGCATTATAAGTCTGTAAGCATCATCTGCTGCTGCATCATCATCATCCACATCCTTAAAGACCCCATTATCTGTTTCTTGTTTATCTAAAATTAAACCCTCATACCTCTTGAATAGCTTATACATGTATTCGAATTTGAAACTAGGAGATGAAAGTATTATCAGTTTATTATTAGGCCATACATACCTATCCTTTTCTTCCATCTCACCCTTTTCGATTAGGCGCGATTCTAAGTTATGCAACTCGTCTCTCTCTACTGGATTTTCTATAACCCCCAAAAATGGCAAAATAACTTCATTAAAAATCTTTTCAGGTATAGTTAAAAACTCATCCAATACTATCCTATTAAATCGAAAACCCCTCAACCTCTCTCCGTTGGCTAATGGTAAGGCTGTTGCCCTACTCCCTCCTATCTTCATAGTCCACTGGTCAGTTCCCTTTGTTATCTTAACACCACAATCTTTAGCTAATTTAGCCTCTGGCTTACCAAGTATGTCTTCCATTTTCTGGAAGATCATTTTTGACTGACGGAATGTACCAGCGATGACACCAATGTTGGCACTTGGGTTCAAAAGACACTCAAGAAGAACGTAAACTGCGGTAGAGTAAGTTTTTGACATACCACGGGAGAATACAAACATAGAATAGTCTGATATCATCATTCCTTTGATTGCCATAGCCTGAAAGGGAAACAGTTTTACGCCAAGGAAAAGCTCGCAAGTAAATGGGATGTTATTTCTTAGAAATTTATATAAGTAATATCGGGCATCCTCTTCTTTTAGAGAACCTTCCATTTTTTTTAGTTGTTCATTAAGTGGGACTGAAGCGTAATCCATCCGATCCCTTTGTGTTCCTTTATCCCAAGCCATATTATATTGAAATTGCTGTTTTTCTCTGACCTATACCATGAATAACTTCATCAATATGATATTGTAAATCTACGTTCCACAACTCATCCCCATGATGAAGGATAAGTGGGATTATCTTCTTTGTTCCTGCTCTATTATGAGCAAATATAAATTGTAAATTTTTGGGGTAGTCTAACATAAGTTTTCGCACATTATGCCAAACATATCCTAAATTAGATTTAAAATTAGATCCTCTATTGTCTTCTTCCAACTTCTCAATACTGGACTCAACAACAACAAACATGTAAGACCCGAATTGTACGCATCTATCCATCTCTCTTCTGAACCTATCTATTCCAGCCCCAAAAGTTTGCCTGAAATCATCCTGTGCTTTCCTGTCAACAAACGTTTTAGTATAATGTTCTCCTGCAGCTGTATAATCGCCAAAATCCAACTTATTAACTCTGTCGTTTTCAAATTTTAGTGGTTTTTTTTCTCTGGTGTCAACAAAGATGCACATATTGCTAGTATCAGCATTCCAAAATCCTTTTGGTAGATCTTTTTTATAAATGTTTTCTATTTTAACCTCTTTTGTGAAATTATTATAAGACCCCCATAAATGCTTATACGTATATGTGTTAGCCATAAACGACAAATCATAAAATAAGTTCGGGGGTGAATATTTTATCCCCTTCTCTTGAATCTTCTTCTTGGCCTTATCTAAGACATACTCTTTAGCCTTGTTTTTAGGCTCTATTCTCAACCAATTAACGTAATTGTCAAAATGATTAAAATCATTATTAAAATAAGAATCATAAGACTTAAACTGAAGCAAATCACCAGTATACAAATCCTTCCTCTGAAAATGCTTTACATAATAATCACCAATAGTAACAGAGTGAGCCTTTAAGTGACAATGAAAACTCTTTCTGCTCTCAAACTCCTTACCACATTCCTTACATACAAAATCACTCATAACAACTCCCTTTTAGAGATTCCTAATACACGCGCTTTATAATCATCCATACTCTCCAAACGATCAGCCTCTTCTTCTATTAACTTGTTTTTCATTTCAGCCATCATTATCATTCTCTCTCGCTCTTCCTTATCCGTAAATGCCTCCACTAATGCAAAGATACTCCCGTTTTCCTCTCCTTTGGCTTTTAAGCGCACCTGACGGCTTCCATTCAAATCCTTAGTCAATGACTCAATTCTCTTCTCACATTGATTCAGCTCCTCGCTAGTGGCTTTAATCAGCTCTGTGAGTCTCATGGTAACATCTCTCTCACTGTCCGAATCATTAAGCAGATTATTTAGCTTATCTATCCTAGACTGAATGTGCTTCTGCCGAACATAGTTAGTACACACTGTTACATACAAATTTAACTCATCATTAGTTAAATCTGGCTTATCCCACACAGCTCTCACAAATTCACTCTCAAATAAATCCCTATCAGCCAAAGTATTATACTGATTTATAAAATGATTGAACCTAGGGCTCTTAAGATGATTCATTAATTGCTCTATTAGTGTTTTTTGTTTTCTTTGCAACCCACCCTCATCTAAAGTCACTCCACACCAATCATTAACCTTTTTTAACGCCTTACCCAAGGTCTTAGGAGGAGTCCAGCTCTCAGTAGTTATAATTTCATTAGCATTACTTATGTCAGGTCTGTAATTCTTTAAAAAATCAACAACCACACGATGTTTCATACTCAAACTCTTTAGTTGACTATCCTTAAACACAAGTTTAGCTATCTCAAGTGCAGTCATACCCACTTTAACAGAATCCCCCAACAAAAATTCCTTCTGAGACTTGTCTAAACTAATATCTCCCACTTTCTTCTGAACATGGGTCTTATAATCCAACTTCTCTCTCGCCAAGAACTCTCTGACAGCACGACCCTCTTTGGATCTACCGTCCAAACTCTCATCTCCGAAAAGTTTTCGGGTTATCTTCATCAAATCAGAGTCAGTCTTAAACATCTCAACAACGAAACGCATCTGCTCCTCATCCAAAACAATCTTATTATTACTCATATCAAATCCTCGTTTTTTAACACTTGCGCAGCAATTTCATAAAACTTCTTCTTCAAATTATTAATCTGCTTATACCTAGGAGTCTTACGCTTGCTAGTATCTTGCTTAAACCCAAACTCAATGGCAACTTCCTCGTCAGACTGATGCTTAACATACAACATATAATAAATCTTCCTATGCTTCTCGTTTAACTTCTCCATAACCAAACAATGAACCTTCTCTAGCTTCTCATCATAATCAAATTCAGACTCACCAACACTATCTTCTCCCCCAGAATCTAAATTAACATCCAAAGACAACGGCAATTTCAAATTATAGGCCTTCTCCTTTTTCTTACGCCACTTAGCAAAATCAATACAAGTAGAATTCTGCTTGCCATTGGCGGTAAATCCACACTCATTACCTCCACTATAAAAAGAACACCTCAAACACGGCTTCGCAAAGTTACCATAATGATTCCTAACCAAGTTCTTTATCTGATTAGATATCAATGTACTACACCAAGGCCCAAAATTCCTCTTCTGATCCCACAAATGCCACTTATTATAAATATGTAGCCTGATTATCTGACAAACATCATCATAATCCAACCACGCCAAGGCACTCAACTGCCACTTAGCCCTATATCTGCACAAAAGACGATCAATCTCTACAACCAAATCTTCGTATTTTTTATCCATCTATATCAGTAGGCTTAGAACTTCCGCAATCACGCTCGTTTCTCTGCAAAAGCTCGTCACCATCAGGCAACTTAGATGCCTCTCTAGTATAGTTGTCACTAGGCGTATTAGAACTACCCATAATATCACCCAATTTAACAGAATTACTATTTGTTTCAGCCGAAATTTGATTTCTCATCTTTTTCAAATCAAAAGAACCAACAATATCATCATCAGATTCAAGAGAAACATCCATCTGAGGCCTCAAAACCTTTTCTACACCAGTAACAGAGGCTTTAACCCCCATCCCAGCTCCACAACCTGCGCAAAATTTTGGCTGGCTAACTTCATATATGTTTTTATGCCCACAGGCAGTGCAGAAGATCTTATTCATGTGAAATTTTATGTTGTTTTGTTTGTTTTATCAACTTTTTTTTAATTTATAGTCAACTTTTATTTACACTTTTTGCCTCGCGTGTGGAACTAAACCAAATTTGGGAAACTTTATTCATAGAGTAGACCACCCCCCGCTGCTTTGACACTTCGTCGGAAAAACCAAAATTTTGAGAAAACCCACCCCAAGCGGTAAATCTAACGGTTTCTCCGCCCCAATTCGTAAATCTAACAGTTTCTAACAGATTTTTGTGCGGAGTTTTGCATAAAATAAAAAAAAATGACTTTTTGGTCTGTTTTTGCGTCCTGTGGAACATTTTCGTGGAACATTTTAACTCATTGAGGGTAAATCACTTAAAACATGAAAATAAATGACTTTTTATGCCGAATGTGCTTGTTTTTTTCGCATATTCTGCTATAATATAGCCAAGAAAGAGAGAGAAAGACACTATGAAAAACACTAAAACAATATCACCAGTTCCAAGCCCTAATACTCAGCAGATACTCACTGAGATGGTCGCCAATGCTAACAAAAATCTTGAGCGCCAGCTTGAGCGTGAGCGTAAGTTCCAGATCAAGCGTGAGCGTGAGATGGTAATGAAAGCAAAAAGAGATGCTGAAAATAAGTGTCGAAACATCTTGCAAGGTCGCTAAAATTACTGTAAAATATAACCAGAAAGAAAATTACTATGACTAATAACACTACAAAAAAAGACTTTTGGACTGAAGGCTACGAAGCACCTTGTCGCTCTATCGGATATCAGAGCAATCGTCCAAGCGCATTTCAAATTGACTTGCACCACTCAAGCGAATACATCCTTAATAACTGGTGGCTTAACACCAAGCGCAAGATGGACAAGGACAATAGCCGCATGGAAACTAACAGGCTCGTTAGCCAACTACGCAGTATCGAAGGCGAATACGCCTACCGCAATCTCCCTCTCCCTACTAACTACTAACAGAATAATATCACTATGAACACTAATATACTAACAGGAACACAGTTCCAATTCAATTGCTCCGAGCGTGGAGCTTATACCGCCCAGATCTCTAACATCGAAATCGATGGACTGGATCGTCATGACTACCCCGACTTTGTTGATGCCTTCATCTGTGATGCCCATGTAGATGGCAAACAAGCTACTGATGATCAGCTTGACCAAATGAATGATGACGGCATGTTCCGTTATGAAGCAGTCGAAGCAAGCCTATACTAACAGATACCATGAAAGCATATCTAACAGACTTACTCGCCATGACAGTAATCGCCTTCATTGCATTAGGCGCTCTCTTCCTAGCAGCAGCACTTCAAACCATCTAACAGCATGGACACAAGAGAGAAGACATACCGCAAAGCCTTCGTACCTAATGCCCTTGTGTATAAGGTGGCACAGGTAAAGATAAGCAAAGATGATCGCATACTAGACATCGGATGCGGTGTTGATGAGTATCACCCTAAGAGGTTGCGCTCACATGGGTACACATGTGACGGCATTGACCTGTCTCGCCCTGATCTAACAGCAAGGGGTAAGTACGATGTGATACTACTCTCTAACGTGTTAAACGTACAGACTAACATAAAGGATCTAGAGGACACGCTTAACCTGCTAATGCAGTACGTCAATGTGGGTACTACAATCATATGGAACTATCCCAATACGCCACGCAAGATGAACATAACAGATGACAGCATGAAGGCATATGTGTTAGATCGTATATGGCAGGGTGACTATGGTCACTATCATGAGAGGCTTGGCGGTAGCTGGCGAGGAGTATACGTCACAACAGTAGTCTAACATCTAACAGCTTTTTCATAGTGCAATAGTGTGCCTCGTCCCTAGTAGTGTGGGGGCGGGGCAATTCTCTAACATCTAACAGCATGTGTAACTCATTGATACTCAACGACTTACGCGGCGGACCCACCCACGCGCGTAACTCGTTGATGCTTAGTGACTTACGCACTATAACAAAATCGTAACTCATTGATACTAAACGACTTACATAATGCAAAATAAACAAAGAAAAAGCTTCACATATCCTTACTGTTAGAGTATAATTAAGGCATGAAAACGCTACTACTTCTGATCGCCCTTACCACACCCCTACTCTCTAACACCCCTC